TTTCTGTTTCCCGTGATACTCTTCGAATCGTCAAAGGAGCGGTCAAATGGCAACCCTTACTGCAGCCGACAGGAGCAAAATGTCCGGGAAAGACTTCGCTGGACCGGGTAAGTCGTTTCCGATCTCAGATCCAACCCACGCAAGATTAGCCATCTCTGGGGCAACACGCTCCGAGCGCGCCGGCAATATCTCTTCTTCTGAAGAGGATGCAATCAAAGCCAAAGCCCGCGAAAAGTTGGGGGAGAAGGGCGGCATGGACCACAAGGCTGCGGTGGCGAAGATGCACCCCGAGCACGTCCACAAGCTCGTACAGGATGCCCACGCCGGGAAGTACGGCCCCCAAGCACAGCAAGCTGCGCAGAGCGCGATGCAGCCCCAGCAGGGCGACGCTGGCGGCGATCCAAACGCAGTTCCTCCAGCTCAGGCCGGCAAGGGCTCAATGTTCTCTAGTGGGTCTGCTCCTGCGGCCGCTCCTGCCGAACCTCCCGCCAGCCGGGGATCGATATTTGGAAGCGGGAGGTAACGCGTGGCACGCATAAATCAAGCCCCTGTCGCCGTGACGAGCGCAACTGGCGTACCGATCATTGCAAAGACATTCGCTCGCTACGTTGAGATTCAGGAAGACGGCCTCGGCACGCAGGCTGGACTTCAGGTTACTTGGCCCAACGGGAATGTCGACAACTTCAGTCCCGCGATGCAGCCGATAAAGCTGGGTACGATCGATGGCTCTGGCCCGCTGGTGGGCGCTCCAGCGAACTACAATGGGCTGGGTGGACCCGCGACAGTGTATTGCACAGTGAAATCCCTCGGAGCCGCTACGTCCGTTACAACCTCGGAGTGGAATTAGGATGAAATGGCCGTGGGTCAGTCGTGAGCAGTACGACGCTGTTCTCGCGGCTAAGGACGCTGTTATCCACGTCCTAGAAGATCAGAACGCGATCCTTGCGCGGCGGCTCTTGATCCCAATGGAAGTCTCAGTGAAATTACCTGAAGGGTTTGCCGTGCAGATGCCGGCAGTCGTCGGACGCCGCCCTAAGCAGCAGAGTCCAGATGCGCGCCCTCCAGCACAAGAGACCGACTGGGCGAGCATCGATGAGAATGATCCCGTGGCGCTAGCGAAGGAGGCCGCGAAAGAGCTCGGGACAACCGTTCCCCCTCATGTACTCGCCAGGACCATTACGCAAATGAAAATGACCATTCGCGCTGCCAAGCGGAAGAAGCTAGAGGCGACACTCCGTGAGGGTAAGGTGGGAACACAAGCCAGCCCCTCCACCATCCTCACCGAACTTGAAGCGATCGAGCAGGGCCCGGCGTACGTCCCCCAGCACATCAGGGATGAAATCGCTGCGGCGGAGAGGGGATAGGCGATGGCAACTACACCAACTCTACCGTCTGCAATGCAGCAGCAAGCGAGCACCGAAACTGGCGCATCACCAGCGCAGGCCGAAGACCCATCGATTGACGCCCCATCCGAACTCACGGGCGAGCAAGCCGCGGCGAAAGCCAAGCTAGATGCAGAGTGCCAAGCATCCCTAATTGAACTCCGCAAGACATTCAAGATGCGCTACCAACCCAAGCGCATGAAGTTCGTGTCGGAGGTGATGCGGTCCTTTGAGGCACTCCGCGGCAACACTTACGCGCTCCTGAATGACCAGTCTGCTGCCCTTGATACGATCAACCAGCTTATGCAGGGGTTCCTCGGCCAAGGTGATGATCCCCAGCTTTACGCTCACAACGACAATATCTACCAAGCTTTCTGCATGATCTTCATTGCCGCCCTGATGGTGGATAAGGGTCGCGTCAGATACCAGCCGGCCGATGCCCAGGATGATGCCGACCTCGAGATCGCAAAGAAAGCGTCGACGATTCAGGCGTTCAACGAGCGAAAGAACGACGTCGCCTCAATGCAGCAACTCGAGCTCCTGTACTTATGGTTGGCGGGAAGCTACTTCACCTACGTTCGGTATGTGGTGGATAAACGCCGAGCCGGAACCTCGATGGAAGATCAGATCGAGATTCGCCCGACAAAGATTACGCCGGACGGCTACATCTGTCCGCAGTGCGGCACGGAAACGCCGGACAGCAAGACTCAGCTTTTCTCAAACTCTCCCCAATGCCCCAAGTGCGGCGCCGGACTCTCGCAACAGGATTGGTTCGAAGGTCCGACGCTCCCGATGCCGACTACCGTTGGGCAGGTCGAAGTCCCGAACGGCATGACCGCCATGGACGTGGTGTGTGGGCTCATGGTCGACGCAAACCCCGACGCGATGAAGTTGGAAGAGACGGAGATTCTTGATTACACGGTAGATATCGCGGTATCGAAGGTGCGATCAGCTTACCCAAAGATGTACGCGCAGATCACATCCTCGATGGGGGGCGACACCTCCACGGATGGCGACATGGCGCAGGCCGGCCGCTCGGGCATGACAACCCCTGGGTCTAACAGCAAGCCAATCACCACCATGGGGTTAGTCACCTACTCGCGTTGCTGGATCACTCCTGAAGCATTCAGCGAACTTGAGGACCAAGATATCGCCAAAGAGCTGCTGAAACGGTTTCCCGACGGTTGCAAGCTCGTTATGTGCGGGAGCGAAACATTTCTCGACGCGACCAACGAAGCGCTGCTCGATCGCTGGACCTGGTGCGGAACGATCAAAGGCTGCGGCCTCTACCCCTTTGCTGCCGGCAAGGTTGTCCTCGACATCCAGGAGCGCATCACCGGTGCCGTAAACAAGATCGACGCCTATATGGATCGCGTGGCGTTCGGGACGATGCTGTTCGATGCTGACTACATCGACGGCAACGCGATGCAAAATAAGGTATTGACGCCCGGCAACCTTACAGGCGTGAGCAGGACCGACGAGGAGACTGGAGTCCATGTCCCGCTTGAGGATCTATTCAAGCAAATGACGTTCCAGATCGACCCGGAGATTTACAAGTACCCGGACAACCTCACGACCCGCGCTCAATTCCTCGCCGGCATCCTGCCGCAAGTGTTTGGTGGCTCGGACGCCCACATTGAAACAGCGGAAGGGCAAGAGCAGGCGCTCAACACTGCCCTCGGTCGGCTGAAGCAATACCTCACCCAAATGAGTTCCGAGAAGGCCGCTCGATCGAACATCTCCGTCCGTTGCTCGATCGAAAACATGGATGAGGAAATCAAGATCGTCGAGCCGAGCGAAACTGGCGACTCGTGGAACACGATCAAGATGTTGAAGTCGGAACTCACCGGAGACTTCTTCACCTTCCCGGAGACCGAAGAGGGCTTTCCTGCGACGTTCGCGGAGATTCAGTCCCGCATCATGCAGCTCTTGGCTCAGAACCAAAAGCTCCCATTCGTCCAGCAGATGCTCTCCGATCCCGACGTCGCCGCCGTCGTCGCCCACTATCTCCTGCCTCCTGAGATCGAACTACCCGACGAGGCCCAACGCGCGAAGATCAAGACCATCCTTCACGCGCTCATGGAGGATCCAAACGGCGCCATCGTGCGGCCCGATCCAGCTAACCCCCAGGGGCCTCCAATCACGCTCCCGTCGATCATGCCCGAGCCGAACGTCGACGACCCAGGAATCTGCACCGTCCTGGCGAAGAAAGCGCTCCTCAAGAACTGGGAGCAGCGGCAGACGAATCCGAAGGGTTACGGGAACGTGCTGGCCTTCCTCACCGTCTCGTCGCAAATGTTGAAGGAACAGCAGGCCGAAGCGGCGATCACCATGCAACAGCAGGCGGCGAAGGAGCAAAGCACCCCCAGTGCTGGCGCTCCACCGGCTCCGTGATACTCTGCACCACGATGTCAGCCACTATCACTCCCGCCGCCGCCGCCACTCCCGTAGCCGCTCCCGCAGCTACCCCCGCCGCCACGTCTACACCCGCATCCACGCCCGCCAGCGTCCCCGCCACCCCGGTCACGCCAGCCGCCGAACCCTCTTCCACACCTTCGCAGGACACCTCTAGTGCCCCCCTTAGCTCCGAGGACACCGTAGCGGCGATGGTTGCCGCCGCCGCCAATAAAGGATTCGGCGAAGAGAAGAAGGTGGAAGATGCGCTTCCCGTCGTGGAACAGCCAACGTCTGTCGACACTTCTGCCGCCGAAGAGAAGGTTGACGCCGCGGCTCCCGCGTCGGAAGAAGAAGAGCCCTACACGCTTGACGAGGACGGTTTTGTTGGCGCGAAGGATCTTGCGGCCAAGATAGAATCCAACCCCGCGCTGAAGGCTGCTCTCCCCGAAGATGTGCGCAACGAGATTATGGCGAACGCCCGCCTGGCCGAGTTCGGAGCTGGGATGCGCGAATTGTTCGCTTCCCCGGAAGAGGCGAAGATCATCTCTGAGAGCGCTCAGCAATACGCTGGCGTGATC